AGTAATAGATTCACCAGTTAGTTCTTTATGATATTGATAGATATATATCAATATATCAAACCAATTAGCATTATTATATGATAGTTCATAATTAAATAGATTATTATCATACGCCCAAGTTCTAAACTCGTCCATATTACCTTCATAGTCTTCTTTTTCATCTTCCCAAGCACTATCAAGAATTTCATAGACGTCTCTTTTAACTTCTTCAATATAATATGATTCCATTTTATTATAATATACTTTTATCTTTATGACGTTTTCAATTTTATTTTATTTATTATATTTTTTAACAATTTTTATTGCTTTTTTTGGATGACCTGCCACAACAAACATTTCACTTCTAAGTTTTTTTAAGGTAGCATCTCTCATCTTATTTAAATCTGCTCTAGATATTTTTAATTTTTTCTTTGGTTTTCCAGAGTCTTTTTTATTATCCTTAATATCCTTTAATTTAATATCTCTCAACATATTCAATATTTTTCTTTCTTCAGTGTTCGCTTTTGTTCTAATAGTCATTATATTATATATATAATATTTTAATTATAATTGATACATTTTTTTCCTCGTTGGTGTCTTTTTAAACCATCTTTTCTAACAATAGCACCACACTTATCACAAGATACTTTTTCTTTTTGTTTTTCCTCTATCATTTCTCTATTATTTTGTTGGTAGTCTTTATGATAGTTTCTTAGTATTTCTTTATTTTTTTGTCGGTATTCTTTTAAATATACTTTTCTCTCATCTATAGTTCTATATGGTATATTTTTATTTAGAGTTGGTTTTAATTCTTCAATTACTCTTCTTTCTTCCATCTCTAAATTTCTTTTAGAATCGGTAGGATAATCTTTTATTTTTATCATATCCCAATTGTTAAATCCACCATTATCTCTAATAAATTTATAAACTAGTAAATTATATCTTTTATTATTTTCAAAAATACAACATTTTTTATGCTCTGCTTTTCTCTTAGTAAAATGAGTAGTAGAACCAACATAAATATCTTCTATTGTTGGGTCTTTACAACATAATTTATATATCATAGATTTAGAATAATCAGTAGGAGTTCTTGTCATTTTTTAGGATATTATAAGATACTAACTAAATTTTATATCAATTTTATAATTGTAAATCAGTTAATAAACCTATCCTTTTACCCATCGCCCTATCACTTGCTATCTTAGACAATCTTGATTTTTTACCTGCTTTTACAGATTCTTTTAATAATTTACCACTACCAACAAAATCTCTTACTGGATTTTTATCAACAAAATTGATTGGGTCTCCTTCACTAAACCCACGAGCAGTCTTTTTTCCAAATGGATTCTGGAATTTAGACCTTATTTTAGTTCCTAATGCCTTGACTCCTTTTACTACCCTCGAACCCAACGCCTTAGCACCTTTAATTACTCTACCAATCATTCCGCTGGATTTAACTCCTTTGACTATTTTTTTAAACACATTTCCAAATAACCCCATTTATATTATAAGAGATTATTTTTATTTTGAATAACTAATACTATGTTTCTTTTTCGTCTTCTTGCTATTGGAATATTTCTTTTATTTCCAATAATAACTTTATGTCTTGTATTATTATATGGTCTATAAAGTATCGGTTTTATCATTTTGGTTATTTCGTCATTTATATTTTGTTTCATTTAATATATTATATATAATTATATTTTTGTATAGATTTGCTCCTGTGTTGGGACACTATGTCCCATCTTATTCGCTAGTTCTTTGCGGTCTTTCATATTTATACCGCTGGTATTTTCACTAATATAAATTGCTCGTAATAAAGATGAACTAACATTTTTATTTGGGTATTTGGTTTTAAAAATTTTATTGATATATTTAGTTAGACCATTTGCCGTCATTTGTGTTCCATCAATATTTGTTAATAAAAAATCTGTTGCGATCAGACCAGTCCATATTTTTAATAAATCTTTCAATTCTTTAGTTTTAATAACTAATTGTTTTTTACCCTGTAGTTTGCTGGTTTTATAATCATTAAATTCAAAATACATAGGTTTTCTACCATTTTGTATAACTAAAAAATTGTTTTTGTCATCTGTATCAAGTGGATTATTTACAATTTTCATATCTACATAATCATTTCTTACTGGTGGTAATTCTTCCGCTTTACCACTATATAAATATAATACTAAATATTGTTGGATTAAATCTTTTTCTTTATCACTTAGAGGTTCTCCAGATTTAAATTTATCTATTATTGGTTTAGTTTGTTTTTTAAATGATTTCAATAAATCTAATATTTCATTACCACTTAACCAATTTTTTTCTTGGGTATTACTTTTTTTATTTATATCATAATCTTCATTGATAGTATCATTTAACTTTTTAACTTTCTCTCTATATTTATCTACTAAGTCATCATACATAACTGGGTTGATTGACAGCATAACTAAAATAGCAGTATAATAGTTTTTAATAGTCTTTGGATTATTACTTCTTGATTTAATTATTTTTTCAATATTATCTATATCTTTCAAAAAATCTAAGTCTATTAATTCAAAAGATTCGCCATTTACTTCTTTATTAAGAATATTTATCATTCTAACATATTCTTTTATAGAACTATTACTTAAATTAGGTCTATTGGTTTTAATCAATTCTGGTAAGTCTAAGGCATTCATATTTTTTATATAATATAGTTAGATTTTTTTTAAAATTAAATGAACGATTATTTTTTTTTAGGTTTTATAACTGCTGTTTTCATAACTGGTTTTTTCATCATCTTTTTTTTCTTCATAGGTGCTTTCTTTATCATTTTAATCTTCATAGGTTCTTTCATATTTTCCATTTTAATCATCATAACTGGTCTAGTTGTTTTTCTTCCTCCATAATGACTAGGCATTCTATAACATATATAAATATTTTTTTTATAAACTAGTATCTAAATTTTCTAAATATAATCTATTAAAATTTTTAAAATATCTGGATTCTTTTGGTAGATTTAAATTTATAAATAAAAAATTAAATTTCTTATCATAAATATGATTAAATAATAGTTCTGTTTCTTTTTTATTTGTTAGCATAAATTCTTCTTGTAATATTTGTTTTTCATTTTTAGTAGAGTCAAAGAAAAAGACTTGATTCGCCATTGACCTAATATATTTTGGAATAGATTTTATACGCTGGGACACTACCCAAGTCGCTACACTAGAATATTTACCTAAAATATGCCTACCATTAAACGCTAATTTTCCAAATAATCGTTTTGCTCTATTACCACCACCCATTATCCAATTGATGGCGTCATCTAATATTATCAATACATTATGATGCTCGTCCTCTTCCCCTAAGTCGCTTTCATTTTCTATTATCTCTTCTAGAACACTAACAACGTCTTTTTCAGTTAAGTTTATATTTTTTTCATCTGGTATATTTATATTGATAGTATCACTAGGTGATATATAATACACAGAATGAAAAATATTATTATATAATCTATGTGTATTTGTTCCATTCAATAGAGTTTGTATCAAACTTGATTTTCCAGACGCTGGAAGACCTATGATAAGCGTAATATTTACAAAATTTAACCAATCTACTAGACCATCAGGTCTATCACTCCCACTTATTTTTGCTCCATTACATTCTACATTGGTTAATTTTTCTACAATCTTCATTTATAATATATGATATTTTAAAAATTACTAGCATTTACCCTATTGACCATCATATCAAACATAGAGTTATTAGAATTTTCTTCTTGTGTTCTAAGTCTATTTTCTTCTCTTAAATTTCTAGTATCTCTAGTTATATTGCTAGATTCATCTTTAATAAATTCTACTAATAATATTAGAGTATATGGTACGTTATTAAAATCTATGGTATTATCTTTATTATCAGTTAAATTCAATTCTATTGATTTAAAACTAGATAATGATATTCTATGTTTAAATGGTGTATATTCATTAAAATATAAAATACTATTAGGTGCTAAATCTACTGGTATAATCAATAATTCACCACCAGTTAAACTATTTTCTGTAGAGCGTATATTTTCACCTATCAAATTAGATTTAATATGAATAGAGTCCAATCCATCCGCCATATCAACCACATTAGTAGATTTAACCGTAGTATTGTGGGGTAAGGT